GTCTACGGGATACCGTTTGATAGCACCACGGCACTAAAGATTGACCCAGCAACTGATACTGTAACCACGTTCGGTAGCCTCACTGGCACTTATAAGTGGATAGGGCGCGTCTTAGCGCCAAATGGAATGGTCTACGGGATACCGTTTGATAGCACCACGGTACTAAAGATTGACCCAACAGCCAATACTGTAACCACGTTCGGTAGCCTCACTGGCACTAATAAGTGGATAGGGGGCGTCCTAGCGCCACACGGAATGATCTATGGGCTGCCTTATAACAGTACCACGGTACTAAAGATTGATCCAGCAACCAATACTGTAACTATGTTTGGTAGCCTCACTGGCAGTAATAAGTGGCAAGGTGGCGTTGTAGCGCCAAACGGAGTATGCTATGGCATACCGCAAAACAGCCCCACTGTTCTTAAGATTGGCGGCCCAGTTGATTTGCCAATGGATTGGGTACTTTCCAGGCACTTTAATAAATTCTAGGAGCTTAAAATGTTTCTTTATACCCTTACGTCGGAAGAAGTTACGACAATTAACGCCCTTAACTATACTCGAAGTAATGTGCTACTGATTGTCTGTTGCCACGGCGAGTACACAGGCGTTGATCCTGATGCACTGCAAGCAGCTGAGTACGCAGATTACCTTACTGCACTGGGCAGTTACGATGGTTCTAAGGTCGTAGAAATAGAAGACACGGACCCATTTGGAGTCTAAGGTGCCTAAGCCAATAGTAATGAATGCTAGTAATTTAGAGCCGTAAGTATTTATATTAAAATATTTATATTAAAATAATCGGTCTAAGTAGTACAATCATTATAGGGAGTCGCCATAAGGTTATATGCGGAGGTAAATCATGGGTGTTTTTTCTAAAAATAATGTAATTTATCTCTCCCTAGTTGTACTACTTTCCGCCTCAGCCTTGCTAGCCTGGGACAAGTACGGGCCTAAGAAACCAATAGATTATAATATCTCCCCCAACATCGTAAATTCCAAAGCTGAAATTATTATCGAAGGCCCCAAGACTGTAAAAGTCGGTCAATTAGCTCGTTTTGACGTGGCTAAATCGTCAGGTAAGACCTTTAAGTGGCAGATACTTCCAGAGAGTACAGACTTAGAGGTGTATGATGACGGGCGTAAAGTAGTTTTTGCCACCGGAACTGCTGGCGAGTACACCTTTATTGTTGCATGCGCAAACGATAATGACGTAGACGTTAAGGTGCAAAAACTCACTGTAACGGCGGATGGTAATGCACCAGCACCTCCAGGACCTCCCACGCCACCCAGCCCTGTAGCCGGTCTAAAAGGCAAGGTTATCGAGTGGTCCGACCTCGTTACATCTCCCAATAAAAAGACTGAAGCCGGTAAGCTTGCTGACAGTTTTTCCAGCGTCAAAGCTCAAATAATGGCAGGCACCCTCGACAGTGCTGAAGCGATAATTGAAGAGACAAAGAACTCAAATCGAGCAGCTCTAGAAGCGTCCCTGCCGATGTGGGTACCTTTTATGGAGCAGCTACAACGCGAGATGCGAACACAGGCAGAGGCAGGTGTACTTGTGACCCCCGCCCAACATGCTCAGATGTGGGGCGAAATTGCTGACGGACTTTCTGTGGTATCTAAATAAAGGATTGAGTTATGCTGAGACGCACTTTTCTTCAATTAGCTGGTTTGGCTACGTTATCAATCCCTCAGGTATTGAAAGCTAAAGAAGCAAGTTACACCTATGCTGAACAGGCATGGGAAGGTAATTTAATCGAAGCGGGGTGGGTTCTCAATAAGCGACTTGTCTCAGAGTTTATTCGAAGCAGCAAGAATCCATATCTAAGCCAAATCAATGCTGACATCAGAGGGACAGGAGCAGGGCAGATAGCCCTATTATGGCCATTTTTAGAACAAGCGATGGGTCGTCAGTTTATCCCGCACGAACAAGAAATTGGCGATTGTGTATCCCACGGGTACGGGCTTGGCGTCGACATCCTCACCGCTACCCAGATAATTAAACGAAACTCGCCACAGAAGTGGGTCGCTGAAGCAGCCACAGAGATCATCTACGGCGGTGGTAGAATAGAAATCGCTGCACAAGAATACGGGATGCGATGGTCAACTGATGGTATGACGGGCACCGTGGCAGCTGAATTCGTAAAGCGATACGGTATCCTACTGCGGCAGAAATATTTGAACTGGGATTTCTCAACTTATAACGGTGGGATGGCTAGGGAACTCGGTCGGCGTGGCGTACCAGATCCATTAGAGTCTTTTTGCAAGGTACATCCAGTAGGTTGCGTCACTCTATGCACTAGCTGGGACGAAGCTCGCGATTGTATTTTTAACGGTTACCCAGTAACGCTGTGTAGTAGCCAGGGATTTAATACTAGGTACGGACGCGATAAAGATGGGTTCTTGTCACCAGGACGAAAACCCTGGATGCATTGTATGCTTCTAGCAGGTATTGATGATGCGCACTCACGTCCAGGCGGATTGATTATCAATTCTTGGGGCGACTTTGTTCAAGGTCCTAAGAGGCATGGCCAACCAGACGGGTCTTTTTGGGCCGACGCAAGCGTGATTGACCGCATGTGTAAGCAAGGTGATTCGATTGCTCTATCATGCTATGCAGGATATCCTCGCATGGATTATTTATTATGGTAGTCATATTTAGACGCTTTGTGGTTTGGCTAAGAACTATCCTACTTTCGCTCTATTTAAAGAAACAAGTTGATTGGAAGAAAGAAGTCCACGAGATAATTGACATTGTAGACGATGCGGTAGAGAAGCTACCAGATAAACCAGCAATCCCAACTTATGATCTGACAGGCCCGGTTGAAGAGCCTAAGAAACGTAGACGCCTGTTAGAATGGCTGCGACGACGACGATGAATGCATTTTATTTTACATCTAAGGCTTGTGGTGCCTGCCGTGCCATGGCTTCAACAATTGCTAGTTTACAAACAGCTGGCTTTGATATAACAATAATTGACGCAAAGCAGGATAAAGAAACATCGGCACAGTACAAGATCGACGCTTTACCAACTTTGATTATCTTCAGTAATACACAAGAGATTAAGAGGTGGGTGGGAGTAGTTGATGAAGCTGAGATACGTAGCATTTTTAAGAACGACCTAGACTATAGGATATGGTAACATGCCATTTAAATATTTACTCCGTCGAGCCGCTAGAGAGTCATTACAGGACGGTAAGCTGACCAAAGATCAATATGAGCAAGTGATGGCAGCTGTTCGACACCCACGTCGCAAGCGGCTAAACAGTGAGAATCAGGTCAATATACTAGCAGAGATCGAAGCGATTACACCCAAGCAAGGTCTGAACTGGGAAGCGATTCGACAGTGGCTAAAAGAGAACTGGGCAACTATTTTAAAGTTGATTTTAAGTTTGGTAGTAGTTTTAGAACCACCACCAAAAGATAAGTAAACCCTTAATACATGAGGCTGGCAGGCTGATGCAATGGCGACCACCCGCAAGTCTGTGTATCACAACTAAGGTGTGATACATTAACAGCCTCTAAAATAATGAATGAAAGACGACTTAGCACGAGAATTTCGAGAAGCAATTTCCAGTGGGCTGCGAAGCCGTACACTGACAACTTGCTCAAGATGGTCTGAGTATCGACGAGTAATGGGCGAGCCCTTTCCAGGTCCATACAGTTTTACCTACCATCCGTGGTGTCGTGCGATATGTGATTCGTCCGCTTCATTCAACACTGCCATGAAGGCAGCACAAATGGGCGTGACTGAAGTAGCGATTAACAGAGCATTTTATACCGTCGACGTACTGAAGAAAGATGTTTTATACGTTCTCCCAACAAGTATCAATGCCGGTGACTTTAGTAAGGCACGATTTAGTACAGCATTGCTGCATAGCCCGTACTTGAAAGGGATCTTCACTGATACGAATACGGTTGGTTTGAAACAAGCAGGAGGAGTTAACCTTTACATCCGTGGTTCCAGAGGGGACAGCAATCTAAAGTCAATCCCAGTATCAACCCTGATTCTGGACGAAGTTGACGAAATGGACCAGAAGCAGATTTGGTTAGCCCTAGAACGATTAAGCGGACATTTGCAGAAGTGGGTCTGGAGTATATCAACTCCAACGATACCAAAGTATGGTATCCACAAGTTGTTTCTCCAAGGGACACAAGAGCACTGGACATTTAAGTGCCCCCACTGCGGACGATGGAGCGAGTTGACATGGCCGGACAGCGTTGAGATTATTGGCGAACACGTCAACGACCCCCGCTGCAAAGATTCATATTTGAAGTGTATTGAGTGCAAGCATAAACTAGAACAACAGGAGAAACCCTCGTATTTAGCTTCGGGCGCATGGCACGCAACGGCTACAGACTGCGACCAGAACCATCGAAGCTTTTACGTTAATCAACTATACTCATATACAGTCTCCCCTGGCGATATCGTAGTTGCCTATCATCGAGGACTTGGAGACGAATCGGCTGCTACTGAGTTTCAGAACTCGAAACTTGGACAGCCCTACATGGGAGAAGGAGCCCAGGTAACGGATACGGAGCTGGATAACTGTTTACGAAACCATACAAAGCAAGATGACCGACCAAAGGTTGGCGGGCAAAGATTAATAACAATGGGGATCGACCAAGGTAAATGGAATTACATTGTAATCATGGAATGGTTTGTGAAGGAGATGGGTGCAGATATCAATGTGACAGCACATGGAAAGCTACTGTGGG